GCATTTTAATCCAAGTTTATATGTATTAGCGAGATTTAGTGGTTCATCTGGAGGAGCATATAATTGGCATACTTTTGAAGTAGAAAAAAGAGCAGCACCTACAAGTTCATCTTCTGGTACTTTCACCAGTTCTGCTGGTTATGCTGGTGATCCTGTTTTTTCTAATGCAGATACTCTTGGAGTTGCAATTAATTCAACAAATGCAGTTGCAAGTAATGGTATTTTATATCTAGATGATAGTGGTAGTGCATTTTGTAAATTTGATGCGGAGCTTTGATTATGTCTTACACTTATAAACAATTAAAAAATCAATTAACTAACGAAATTGATACAAAAATGATTTTAAGAAAAGAAGATAACTGTTTTATCCCATTTGACGAAGCAAACACCGACTACCAAGAGTACCTTGAGTGGGCTAAAACTAACACAGCCGAAGCTGCTGATTAATTAACCTTTTCTTGCATCTGCCTTGTCATAATCCCCATAGTGACGTAGAGAGGGGATAGAGCTACAATAAGCAGTAATACAAGCACACTTGAAAAAGATAGTGCTTTCAAAATTGA